ACACTACCCCATTCCCCTAAATCTCCAAGGTCTATATAAATGTCAGGCTTTATTATTTCTATTGCCTGACGCACCACGCTAGTGGCTAAGACATCATGAAGAGGAACATGCTTGTCTGGAGTGACAATTGCACGCTTTACAACGCCTCTATCTTTACTCATTTAGTCTCCTACGAGAATTCTGAGCGTGACCTCCATCCCCAATCACTGGGATTAGTATACGTATCTTCTACTAACTTGAGCATCCGCTCTGTTTCTTTTGTACCGAATCGCCTAAGAAGGCTTCCGCATTCAAGACAGCCCCATAAGATGGGGCCGTCATATGCACCTAAGATTTCTACTCCACGCACAGACTTGCTTTTGCATTCTGGGCATTCCTTAGGCCTATTTCTGTAAGCATTATACTTATCGCTTACGCCAATATCAGTCAGAATGTTACCAGTATCTGATTCTATCATATCTTCAAATACTATCATTCTATGTTTTGGCATTACTTATCTGACCTTAGTCCTTTAATGAGTCCTCTTACTGCACCGCCCATAAAGTTATCTACAAGGTCTATGAACCATGGCTCGATAGTAGAGTTCCAAACTCCTTTTGTGAACTTCCATTTTCCAAGACCAAGGGTCATTGCTTTCCCTAAGCTCTCAAATGTTGTTTCTACTACTGAACAAATATGTTCATTAGGAACTTTCTTTAGTACCCATAAAACTAATCCAGCAGTACCTCCGCCAGTTATTAGTCCCATGTTCCCTGACAAAAAAGTCATAAAAGTTGATTCCATAATATCTCCTAATTATTCGGTCTAAATATACGATATTCTTAGTACTATTACCAAGAGACTTATATTAAGAACCTGTAAAAGCTGGGTCGTCAGATGATGTTACTGTATGCACCTCTCCAGTTATATACCAAAAAGTGCCATTATAGACGACCTCTAATTCAGTTCCAACTAGAGGATTGGTCATAGTAAAAATGTAATTAGCGGTATTGTCTGATAATCTAGTAGTTACTCCATCATCACCTGCATCAGTATCTACATGTTTTATTCCGCCGACAAAATATCGTCCATTACTTTGAGTATCAATTTTAACCCAAGCACTACCTGTTTTTACAACTTTATATTTATAGCTCCAACCCGCTTCAGTTGGAGTTGGTAGATTAACAGTTATATTGTTTCCACCACTTAAATCTAACATGTATGTAAGATTAGTATTAGTTATACCTGGCGAACTAGTTCCACTAGCTAAGGCGACAGGCGCTTCTACTAAACCACCCTCTACCTTTAAAGTTTTGATTGAACGAACTTTTCCAGCACTACCATCTAAAACAACATAATTTGCTCCACCAGATTTTAAAGTTAATCCAGCTGAGCTAGAGTCAAATGTAAGTATTCGACTAGCTCCTGTAAACGTAAGGTCTCCATCTATGGTCAGATTTGCATCTATTGTTACTGCACTGTCAAACTCTATAGCGTTTGTTATATTACCACCAGTTACAGTTAAATCGCCAGTTACGACTAGATTTCCAGTATTAGATAAGGTCATTAAATCTGTACCATCTTTATCATTCCATTCATAATTATATGTACCAGAGTCGGAAGTATTAATTTTAAAAATCATACTTTGCCTTGACCTAATTTCCATATGATTATTGTAACCATCCAAATAATCAGTTTTTACAATTCCAGGGAAAGATACTGTCGTTGATGCTAAACTCATAGCCTCATTGCCATCACTGGCTTTTATACTATTTCCAGTTAAGGTAAGAGTACCTTCTATGGAAACATCACCATCGTCTTGTATCTCTAAAACATTTCCACCATCCGCTGATTTTATATACCCAGGGGAAGCTCCTAGTTGAACACTACCATCTTTTAACAATACGCTGTCGATAGTAACGCCTGTGAGTCCTGTCTTTTCAGATATAGTATCTGTTTTAACTCCTGCATTTAAGGTTAATTGCCCAGTTAATGTCATTGCAGTAGATATTGTATCAATAATAGTATCGTTGTCACTGCTGGGGTCAGTAAATTTTAATTGAAAATTACTAGTATCTGTCGTAAAGATTAATTTCTTATATATATCGGCTATATTGCCTGTTTTTAAAGTTTGTGCCATTCTATTCTCCTAACGCGTTAATTTTGTCCATCTATTAATTGAACTCTTAGAAAATGGCGCATCTACAATATCAGGCAATTTAGTAGCTTCAGCATCCTTAAATCTAAAGTATCCAGGCTTAGCTAAAAGTGCCTTGTGAGATATTGCTGTCCCTTTTTGATTTCGTCTAGTAATCGCCATTAAAAGTCCCTTGGAACAATAGTTCCTGTTGTTTGATAATTACTTCGTGCATATTTCTTTGCCTCCTTTAGAATATTATTATACTCCAAATCAAAATATTGTGCAAGTTGTATTTCTAAATTTCTTGGTTCTCGATATCCCATAGCTATGACCCTGTAAGCTAAGGCTTCATGATATTGCATAGGAATATCTTCTAATAATGTAGATTCATTATTATCGTACTGAAGGTGATATCTATCACTACCAGAATCTAATGTGAAATGCGTTCCCAAGGCTAGTCCTTTAATGCGAACTTCTTTGGCTGCTTGAATACTTTTGTAGTTAGTACTTACGCCATCGACAGTAGTGGTGTTTGTAACTTCTTCTATGATAGCTAATTTTTTACGCTCTGTAAACCATAGTCTTTTAGGATTAGTATATTTCATTAGGATTCATCCGTTATATCGTCTATTTGTGGAGGAGTTATTAATCTTGGGATTTGGACTCCATCCAGCCAAACAGAACTTATTTTTATTATCTCATCAGGAAGCTCATAATATCTTTGGTCTACTACAGTATCAATGCTTCCGTCATCATTATCTATCGTAAATGTTGCCTTCACTATTTCTGTTTTTGAACAAAAATCGTCAGACGCTCTATTAACAAGCATTCTTATTTCATGGTCCTGCATATGAGGATGATGTTGTTTTACCAATTCTGTTATTTCTCTAAGCGTCATTCTGGTTCTCCTACAGCTTTTCCGCCAACCAATCTAGCAGTTTCCCATCTCAATTGATTCTCGATGGTTTGCGATTGTGTTTGCAGCAATTGAACAAGTTCTAAATCTTCATCGTCTTGAGTAGCATCACTTAGTCTACCCATTATTAAATTGTGCGCTGCTTTTAAACAGCCCGCATAAATTGCTTTGTTAGGATAGCCCTCCACTGTCGTTACATCAAAGTTTGACGACCCATCAAATTCTTTAAAATAATGTATCTCTAAAGTACCATTAGGGCTATTTGATATATCAGGAGACACTAACAATGCTCCATCTGGCCCAAAAGTAAATACAGGGTTAAAGTAAGAACCTCCATGATGATAGATACTATTAGAATTTAACCCTTTTAAATACTCAGGGTAATTTATTTGTAAAGCTGGCATTGAATCATCAGTAATCCCCTCATACTTAACTTCTGCCCATAATATCTTCTTTCCAGCAATATTGAAGTCCTCTGGGTCAGAGCCATCATAAGAGTTATAATTAGTATTAGCTTTTGTCTCCATTCTCCATAATTCAGAATCCTGTGGAATCATTCCAGCGATATAATTAAAACCGTCAGCCACCAAGTCCCCGTAACCGGGGACTAAAGTAGCGTCCATATCGATGCCAATAATGTCTTGTATACGACTACTTATCGTTGTCGTCGCCATCTTCTGTTATCTCCTCTTTATCCTCGCTCTTAAGCTGCTCGCAGACTTCAATAGCGCCAAGAATACGCAATTCTAAACCAATTAAACTATTTAAATCGCCATTGGTTTTTTCTTTTTGCTCTTGAACTTTATCTAAGTCTTCTCGCAACTTTTCTAACTTACTATTTAACTCCATATCCGATAGTCTCCTATGTTATTATCTTTTTCTTTTGCCTCTTCTACGCTGTCTTGCTTTAGAGGCTCCTCTTCTTCGGCCTTTTTTAACCGCTTTTTTCCTACTACGTCTTCTGTATGCCATCTTATATTACCCCCTATCTATGTGGCGTTATTAAAACTTTAAATTTATCTCCTACTGCTGGAGTATAGTTTTGTCCTGTATCTGCTCCTATTTGAAAGTGAAACCTAAATTCATGTGCAAATTTCAATGTTGGAGTAGCATTTACTGCAATTGATATAGCATCTATATCAGGAACCCATTTATGAGATTCTCCGTCATTAAAATCATCAGTTAAATCTAGCCAATCAGTCGCAGATAAATCTGTTTGTATATCTCCCGTTGTGGCCCCATTTATATCTCTATATTGAATCCACATCTTATACGATAAATTGTTCCCAGGGATACCTACTGTTCCTAGTACTTTGTGCTCTGGATTAACTATTAAAGTATATTCAAACATAGGTTCTGCAAAATCTCCATAATTAAACCAATCAGTGTAGTGACTTTCCGCATTGGCTGCACCACCTGTTATGACCTGCATATCTACTTCAGTCGTATAAAATCCTGCTGTATTTTTAGTCCAAGCCATTATACCATATTATGGGTTGTTACTACAACTCTAAGTGTATAAGTATCGCCAGAATCTGGTCCTATTGACAGACACATTTTAGGCATAATACCTTCTGCGTCCATATCATATACACCAGAAGCTATAGTTATTGAACTTGTCAAGATACTTCCAAAATTTTTCATTATATGCCAATCTGTTACATCATTTCCCCCTTCTATCGAACCAACAACGTCTACATCAATATCTTGGGTAGTAGCAGTGACTGTGTCAGTAGCAGTAGTATCGCTTACTGCGAAAGGTTGTACGGATATTGTGATATCCCCTAGCATTGGCCAGTCAAATGGAGGTGTTAAATCATGAGTAGTGTTTGAAGTATCATGAACAATTATGCATTCATGTTGCACGGCATTTCCACTTTTACCTCCATCAATTTTAGTCCATGCACTTGCTCTGTTTGCCATTATTTCTCCTAAGTTATGTTAGGGGCCCGAAGACCCCTAACTATTATTTACTACGATGGGTCTGCCCCAATACCGCCTATACTTCCATCAGTGGCTTGTCCACTATAAGAAGCTACTATTGACTTGTTAGATTCCAATGTATTTGGGTTGTCAAATTGAATATAAGCACCATCACTAGCATCCTCATATGTAGCTGCATCTGCAAAGCCATCAGTGCCATCATCTGTAATGACAATATTAAGCCTTATATAAGCCATTTTATCAAGTTGACCCCATTTTGTATCATTTGAAGGGTCAATTAATAATTTAGCTTGTTCAGAATGAGTAGCAGTTGTTAAGTCTGCCCAAACCATTTGTTCTACGCCATCGATAGATATTGACTCTCCATCTGAATACTCAAACTTCGCAGTAACTTCTGTATCTCCTGATTCAGGGTGATAGATATGGATACCTGTTTTACCCTTAACATTAACAGCTTCAGTAGTTCTGGTTGCTGGCGCTTCACGACGGTTTTCCTTGTAATTAATAGTTCCATCAAATGCTGAACCTAATAATCCCGCAGTAACAGTGATTAAACCTCCAGCTGTAACACTAATAATATCAGAACCTGATATTGTTGTCCCATCCGCTGAACCACCTGTTGTCGTTGTTACCTCAATAGTGCAATCTGAAGTAGTAGTACTAACTGCTGCATTGGCTGTTATGCCCGTTATCTGAACAGTATCATTACTGCCTGCACCAGTACCATCACCAGTAATATCATCATCCCATTCCAGTGTCATTGCATACAAGCCAGTGTCCTCTACGCCAATATTCAATGATGATGAAGTGGGTCGCATGGTAACGACCCCTTCACTATCTGTGTGGTCCCACCCAGCTTCAATCTGGGCGTAAGCTCCAGAGGGGTCAGCACCAATACCACCTATTGTTAAGTTATCTTGGTTTGCCATAATTTACCCCCTTAAGACCATTTAAGTATTGCGTGAGTTTCTGGAAGTTGAATCTCAAGACCTGCCTCAGTAATGATTTGGTCTCGTCTTCCGTCTACACCAGGGTCTTGGACATTAGTTTCGATATAAGTATCTCTGTTAATACCATTACCACTCAACGGTCTATAAGCTACATTCTTCATATCAACAGCAACACAATAATTTTCCCAAGGTCCTCTTAAAAGAGGTTCGGCTACAAAATGTAGATTTCCAAATATTGTATTAACCATTGTCACCTGGTGTCCAAACGCACCTTTAATGTTTTGAACATCAAGAGCATATTGAGATGAACCAACTGAGTTGTTTAAGAATGAACCAGAACCTAGTTTATTCAAGTAAGTAATAACTTTTCTTGAAGCAAGGACTAGTTTGTTACCAGAATTGCCACTCTCAGGTGCGAAGAAATCTTCCATCGCATCTAAAAATGCATCGTAACCTGAAGAAGCATAAGTCATTGAATATACCTTACCAAATCGCTCTGTATAAGGAGTAATACCCCATGAATACCTAGTTGGTGCAGTCGCATTACCTGGAGTATCGTTACTATAATTACCAACTCCAAAAAGCATTGCATGTTCAATATCCATCTTATGTTCCATTAATTTGTCAGACCAGATTCGTTGCCATTCGTTTTTAATCCCTCTGTATTCGGTAGCAAGAGATGTTCCAGAGAAGATATTCATACCAGTTTTAAATATCTGGCAATACCCTTCTCTATCAAAAATCTTGTCTTCCCATCCATCTGGACTATCACTACCCTCAACGAAAGCTGAGCCAACTACTTGACCCTTCTTGTCAGCTGCAATAGTTATTGCTGAAGGCCAATTAGCTGCAGTTGTATCTCCATCAACAGCTAATATTGAAACTGTTAAATTAGCCTCACTACTATCTGCAGTTAAATCTACATTGGTTATTTTAAAATGACAAATAACCGGTGCGCCACCTGAGTCATTCACCCCTTCCATTGCAAGAATTTGCCCTGCAAGTAGAAATAGAGGCTGTTGACCAGCTGCTAATTTACCATATTTATCATATCCACAATCTACCGCTAATGTTGTAATCCCACCATCTGGGTCTACACCGGACTTAGGGTCCACATTGTCGACGTTTCGTCTTTGCCACTGATGTCTCTGCTCAAGAAATTTGAACACAGGGTCGTTAGTGGGCTTTTTGCCAACTTTTGATAAATAAACGAAGAAAGGACTTTGCTGAGGTGCAAGTTCGGCAACCCTATCACCAAAATTAAACTTTCTTCGAGTATCATTAATAGCGACATCTGAATTTAACGTAGTACCAGCGCCTGTTGAAAACATGCTGGCTTGTGTTGTTAATTCTGCCATTACATTACTCTCCTAAAATATCCTCTCTCAGCTGTCGTGAAACCTTCGAGTAGGATTGGTTACCACGGATTCTTCTTATTGAAATCCGCTATCATATTCTCCATAATCGATGCTTCGGGACTTTTTTGGTCGTTACCAGCACCTTGACTAGGCTGAACACCCATCGGAGATGGGATTTGCTGAGCTCTCTGAGCTTGTTGAAACTCAGGACTCGGTCCAACGTTATCTGACTGTGGCGAACCTTTTTGAATCCTATATAACGAAACAAGATTATCTAAACTTAAAGAATTAGGGTCAGACATAGTATCAATAAACTCTTTGGCGTCTGAATCGTTAAAACCATAATGACCTGTGAGATGATTATGAACACCTTGCACTTGTTGTTGCTGTGCTTCATAGGCTTCATTTCTTCGTATCTCATCTTGTCTGGCTCTTTCCTGCTGTTCAAACTTTTCCTGGACTTGCGCAAGTTGATATTCTTGTTTCAATCCATTGTATTCAGTCATTGAATCTCGCCATTCCTCGTGTTCTTCAAGATACCTAGCACTTTCGCTATTAGGGTCGCTGTATGCTTCTTCCCTACTAAATGTTCTAGGCTTTTTAGGTTTCTCGGGAGGTGCGGGAAATTGTTCTACAGGCTCTTCCTGCACAGGTTGCTGTATTTGTTGCATTTGGAATTGTTGCTGTTGCATCGCTTCCATTTGCTGCTGTTGTTGAGCTAGCTGGTTTTGAGCTTTTGCAGCTTGTGACTGCCAGTATTCAAAACGCTTCTCATCATTTTTAGCATTATATTCTTCAGCTTGTTCCTGTACGGGCTGAGACTGAGGTGTGTCCACTTGGGGGACCTCTTCTGCAGCTTCCATTTCCTGGCTACCAAAAAACGCATCCTCAACTGATGTATTAGAGTCCCCTTCTGACCATGGGCCTTCAAATGCCTGCTCGGCACCTGTTCCTTGGGGAGTGTCTACATTATCTGTCATTTCTTTTTACTCGCTTTCGACTTGCTCTTCTCGCCGCTTGAAGAGGTAGAAGTCTCTTTTTTTATTGAATCAGCGATATCACGCTTGATTACGGCTAAACTATCATCGAGTCGTTTCTCATAAACGGTGCCTGCAGCTTTTGCCTTATTCTCGACATTATCTAGCTGGGACTTAAACTTCTCGACTTCAATTCGTTTTCTTAAGTTAACGGCTTCTCTATCTCTAGTTTGCAAGTCGCCTTTTAACTTTTTAATTTCTTGTGTGGCTTGCTCTACTTGACCTCTTAACTGAGTAATTTCATCAGTTCTTTCTAAGACGCCTTCCATATCCCACACTTCTGTTTTCTTCAATACTTCATTTCTATCAATTATACCTTTTTGATAAGCATCCATATGAAATTCTAATTCAGCATATCTATTAGAAGGTAATGTGCTACCTGATAGATAAATTACATCATATTTTCCAACTGTAATATCATTAAATACTTGTATTTCGCCTGTTTTGTCGTCAACAAGCTTTTTATTAATAACAAACTCATTTAAAGAGTTATTAGGTTGTATAACTCTAAATACCTTTTCGGTAGTGTATAATTGCTGCATTAACGGTATTGCTATTTGGGCTACTTTAGTTAACCCAGCCTCGATATCAGCTAACTTAGATTTTATCTTTCTTTGTCCAAACTCATCTAAAGATATAGTCGCTTTATATGTTTGAGGCGCAGCTTGAGTATTTCCCATCATCATTTCGTATAATCCCAGTTGATGGTCAATGTCTGACTTCGCAGTTGTCTCTCCTTGATATAACTCATTTGGCAGAGGCGAAGGCTGTACTGGCATTGGAGCGCCGTCTGTAGGGTCATAAGGTATAGCAACCCCTGGTTGCGCCCATTTTTCTTCAAAAGTGTTCATATCAACACTGCCTTCTGGAACTAATATTTTAGTATTAGTACTAGTAGTCGCATGAGCTACTATAAGAGAGCGCATTTTATTAATGTATTCTTGCAAACCTTTTACCATCCTAACATCAGACTGTGGATAAGGCGTTCTAGTATGCAAACTCATAAATGGAACAATAGGATAATCTTCTATTGGCAATTCTCTTTCATATAATAGTTTATCACCAACGATTACACACATATGAACTCTTTTAACTTGCACCTGTACTATCTTAATTTTTTGTTGTTGAACCAAATCTCCGATAGTCATCTCTTTCATATTTATTGGTTCTAACGCAGGAAGAGGTGCATCGGGGGAAATACCGCCCATTTCATTCAACATTTGTCTTTGCTGGGCATGTGTTTGCTGTCTAGCCTGGTCTATTTGAGCTAGTATCTTCATTGCCTCTTGCTCGTCTTTTATAACCTGGTCATTAACAACCCAAACAGGTTTTTTTAAATATTCCTGATATTCTTCATCCTTCATTAAATATTCTTTTTTACTGAACTCTTCATAAATACGGAATCTATTAACCATTTTCTTGTAATATCGTTCGTATCCACGAACATATTCAGTGTCCCTAGTTCTATCAACATCTTCTGGAAAATGAACAGCAGAATCATCCGCCTGACCTGTTTCTGGTCTATCATGGTCAAAATCAGCAGTAACGTTATTTGCGTTCATAATAGCTTTGTTGTACATAGGATACAACTTAGCTGCTTGTTCTTTTGTAAATAATCTAGAAACTATAATGTTTTCAGCATCCTGAAAGAACTTATCCCTACTATTTGGGTCAACATATACATCCATTGGGTCTAAATCATGAATACAAACTTCACCCTTACCCATATCCATCATTGGGTCTTGGTATACTTGAATATACCCTAAGCCCATGACATAGTAATCATCTATCATTTGACGAACAACTGTTCTGCCATCTGATATATCATACATATACGCAAGCATAGCTGACATAATATGAGCTACTTTATTATCAGAGTCTTCTCTAGGAGCTACTCTAAACGACGGTCTATTAGCAGACATCATTGCTTTAGCCGCTTCTACGGCAGGATGCACCCTATTAACTACAACAGGCGCTTGTCCTCTAGCTTTTAAAACATCTTCTTGCTCTTGCGTCCATTGCCTGCCGAGTCTAAATTCTTTGTCTTCCTTAGCATGAGTAGCCCAATTAGCGCGTTTAGTACTATATTCTCGCCATAACTCTAAAGTCTCATCGACTTTTTTGGGTTTATTTTCGGTATATTCCATCTTGCAATTTAACTCCTACATAGTCATCCAATCAAGGAATTTCTTTTTCTTTTTAGTTTTTACCTTATCTTCATCAAATTCTTTGATTCTACAAGGCTTAGCTCCATCAAGAGCAGTCCATATGGCATCCATAACATCATCATGTCTACCTTTTGGGTAAGATAAGAATTCCTGCTGGCCTTTGATATCTTCTGGTCTAAAATAAAATTGTTTTCTTGCAAACATAGGGACCATAGATAAAAGTCTTTCTGACTTCTTAGTTCTTGGTTTTACGCCCGCCTCTAATCCTGGGATGTATAATCCCTCCTCTTTCATAAGTTCTCTTGTCCCAACTCTTAATGCTTCTTGATACCCAGTTGTTTCTATTTTCATTCTTCTAGGTCTGTACTTCTTATAAGTATTTATAATTGTTTCAGGCTGCTTAGATGGGGTTATTCGCTCTCTAAAAATGTCTATAGCGTACTTATTATTCTCATTGTCTACACCAATTGTTGCAATAACAAAGTAATCAGCCCTTGCTGACAATGAAGATGCTGGGTCTACTCCACAATAAACATCTATTGGTATTAGCTTTTCTTCATCTTTATCGAGCTTTTGCACTAATAAAGCTTGACCCGAACGTATTTCAAAATCATAATGATGCATTTGCATCCATTCTGGTTTGAATGGTGCATTATCAGGAGATTGTGCAATATTCATATATTCCTGATAAAAACCATTCAAGTTCCCGATACTAGCAAATTCTTCCTTAATTTGCAGTATTCGCTCTCTTGGAAATCGTTCTGGCCATATACTCTTTTCATCGTCATCCCATATCGAATACCATAACACTTTCCATGCAGACGACTGTTTTATCCAATATAAAAAGCAGTCCTCCGATATAACGGTTCCAATCATTACAACCTTTCCATCGTCGGACAGAGATGGTATAACAGCTTCTGTCATCCACTTCTTATTCTTAGCCCTGGCTTCAGGCGTAAACGCATTTAACTCTGATTCGAAATCATCTACTATAATAAGATTAGGACGAGTATCTCCCTCAATAAATCCTCTAACTCTTTGTCCTGTACCTACTGCTATAATTCTAGTACCATTTGCGAGTATGATATCGTTGTTAGTCCATCTTTTAGCGGTAGTCGGCCCCATATCTCCAAATAACTCTGTAAACTTTTCAGAATGAAATAAATGGTACTTTATCCTAGAAAGGAAGTTTATTGACTGCGCCTGTGATTCTGATACAATAACAATGAATAAATCCTCGTCACTACGCTTAAAAGCTAGTTTCCATAGAGGATATATAAGTGAGGTAGTCGTACTTTTGGCTGTGCCCCGAGGGGCCGCTATTGCGACCCTTCGTTGCTCGCTATCGGATAAGGCTTTATAGATGTTGAAGTGGAAAGGAGGTATCTCCTTTCGGAGGGCTGTTGGGAAGCAGTACCTTCCAAACAATGCCATACTCTTATATAACTTCTTTAAAGCCTGCTTTTCTGCATAGCGTTTTTCGAAATCATTCATCTAGTGTTTTACTGGTCGTCCTAGATGCTTCGATATGCGACTCTTCTTGAGTGATATCGTCTATTAAAGTAATAGATTTTGACTCTATTTTGTCTACAGTCTTCTCCATATACTTTTCTTTCATTCCATGCATATCCTGCAGATTCTCTACAGCACGCATCATACTAGGGACATCTTTCTTGTCCTTAGCTACTTTAATAGCATCTTCTAATAAGTCAAGAGTATACTTTTCGGTTAACCCATGCTCGTGTAATAGATTAGCTAATTCTTCTCGTACCATCTTTTTAAAGACCTCCGATTTCATTGTTCGTTTCCATTTACGTCTTTGAGAGTCTGTTACAGACCCTAAAGCCCATTCAATGGCTACATCATAATCTGGTTTTAAAGCATACATAGCTGCTAAGTTTTGCATTTTAGCTTGACCAGACTGTACTTCTATATAGCTTTTCCCTGTAAAGGTTACATTAGTTTTTCTACCTGCAACCACAAGCTTCTTAGAATCATACTTAGGATTATAAAAGGTATAGCCCCAAGCAAAACGAAGATATATGCTAGCGCGGCCGTTTTCCGCCACATACGTTTTTTTCTTGATGACCTTAGAAACATAGTCGTCATCACTGATTGCATAATCTTCTTCTTCAGCTTCTTTCCAGTATTTAAATTTAATCCCACGTTCTTCTGCCTCTTTCTTTCGATAAACAGTATAAGTGACCTTGCCTCGGTCCTTATGGTTAATATCTATGTCGTACATTAATCTTTATAGCTCATTAGAGTATTGTAATGGTCCCAGCCTCTATTCCCAGCGGTATCCCATTCGCCTGAAGTATAACGGCTATCACCTGCGCCTACATCGCTCCAGTAACCAGATTCGCCCCTATCGCCTGCTACGTACTCTCCAGACTCGTTTAATTGAGGGTTTACGTATCTTAATTCAGCAGCAGCCCTTTTATAGTCTTTATTTCTTAAGGCCTGTAAAAATCCAGGAAACTTCTTTATACCCTCTTGACCTAGATTAAAGGTCATATCAGTAACAATTGCTCTCATTTCCTCAGGCATATCGTCAAAACCCTCGCCAATAGCTCTTTTGGCATATTCTTGAGCATGTTCATAGTCTTTAGTGAATTGCCCAGTAATTTTGTCTTTAGCTACCTTTTTATCATGAAATACTTGATTAGGCGCATAAGATTGGCCTCCAAGCCCATATTCCTCAATTTCAGCTGGAGTTAGCTTGTGGCCAGCTCCATACGTTAAATGACCCTTAGTATCTGTGTATATAGAATCACTAACTCCTTCATAGTCCATTGTGTTTTGCATATCATTAGTAAGCCCATAATCATTAGTTAGATTATCAAACATTGCATTGCCTGTTTGAATCTCATTAACTAAAGCGTCGTCTACGCTTGTTTTACTTCGCCCACTATCTTCTGCCTCCGCATTGTTGTTTTCACTCATATCTCCCAAATTGCCTCTATGAGACCATGTTCCATCTGGATTTTGAGTTGCAGGACCAAACATGTCTGTAAATGAATCAAAATGCGGATTGCCCAGTGTATGTGGGTCTACGTCCCTATTCTCGCTTAAATCAATCATTTCCCTCTGCCTACCACTTAAATCATTTTGGACACTACTTGTGTCGCTATATACAGCTTGTTGCAGATTATTATTATTTTTATGCTTATTCGGAGTTTCTTCTTTAAAATCACTTCCACGCATCATGGACATCAATCCACTAAATAGATTCATTATATAATTTCCCCTTCACGCTGGGCTTGTTTATAAGCTAAACCAGCTCCTCCACCCATTAATCCTAACTGAGTAAAGAATTCTATCAATTTTTGCCTTTCAGCGGCTCTTTCGGGGGTTGGAGGGTTCATTCCAGGAGTATAATTACGCAATCTAGCCTGAATATCTGCTTCCATTCGCACTTCCCTCGCTTTACGCGCACGTGCTAATCGTCTATAAGGGTCAGTTGTTAATGCAGGAACAGATTCGGGGTCTCGCATCCTCTGTCTACCTTGAATCTCTCTATTTGCCCATGTTTTTTGTCTATCTGTCATTCCTTTGAGATTACCACTTGCAAATTTTTCTCTAAATGCCTGTCTCCTAGCTGAAGCTGGTGAAGCTGGCGTGGCCATTGGTGCACCTTTTGTCGATATTTTAAGCTGTTTAGCCTTTTCCAGGCCTTTTTTCACTCCAAATCGCTTAATCAACATTTGTAGTAATTTTGACACTAAATACCCCCTGAATTCATTTTATTCCCGACACTTGACGAGAATCTATTAGCTAATCTTTTTTTACGTTTTTTCATACGACCTCCGATTTTACCCCATAACTTAAGAAAAAAGCAGACACAATTCCAAATACTACTTTTTCAAGGCCTATAGTACTACTTTGGTAATATACTCTGACTATACTAAGAAATATAGCTAAAACTAATAGTAACTACTATAGTACTACTACGTAGTAAAATACACCAATAATGCAAAAAAGCAAGAAAAATTTTCAAAAAAAATATTTTAGAATGCGTGCACGCGATATACCGATGATGCCACGTGGCGAAATTAAGCCCTATGGGGGTCAACTCTTGTTGTACAAAAACAATATGTTGCCCCATCTCTAGGTAGCTACTCATATCCAACACGAAGCAGTTATACTAGCAGTGTGCTAAACTACAGCACGCTGTTGCTACTGCGATAGTGTTAGGTTGAGTATCTATGGTATGCTTAATTACTGTATTACTATTCTTTTACTACACATACGTGTATTAAAAGGTAATACATTCACCACGTGTCTAGTATCATCAACAGCCCCTTCTAGCACTGCGTGCTAATGCACTTTTGTAATTTAATCAATAATCAAATAAAATAAAGGACATTTCATTATGACTATTAATCAAATTAAAAAAGCTCTGATTCAAGCAATAAACAACTTGCTTAAATCAGATTCAATGCTTGAACTTTCTTCTTACACTAACAAGAACAAAGAACAAGCATTTTCAATCTTTGGCTTCGATATAACCTCACAAGCTCAGTTATCTCAAGATGCCAAAGACGTTCTTGCCAATGCTAGAAAGGCGGGCCTTCGTGCCTCATTCACGCCTTTAAATCCTATCACTGGCAAGACCGGTTCCATCTATGTTGGACCGAAGTCTGCCGAACAGAGTGCCTCTGCGGAAGACGCGGTCAACAACATGCTGTAACTTGTTTAAAAGGGAAATTTATTTCCCTTTTTTTTATTTATTAATTAGTGGTGGTTCTACAACAGAGCCACCACATAAATAGGAGGATATTATTTTCTTATAACTTTAAATGTTCAGAGTGAAGTCCTTAGTTATTATCTATTATAAATCTATGCAAACAGTAATTTAGAGGAAATATAGAGATGTGATGTCTTAAAACTTGTAACTAAGGCACTGTTAATAATTAATTAAATTAAATGAGGTATATATGAAAGAATATTATGTTAAATCAATGTTAAGTGGTTTAGTTACTATAGTTATTGCAACAAGTAGTTTGCAAGCAATCAAGAAAGGACAGAGATTCTTTTCTGAACCAAATAGGAACAAAGTACCAGTTAGATTGTTAAATTAAGGAGAAGTTATGAAATATATTAAACCAGATTTCATTTTATTTGGTATAGTTGTTGCATTCTTAATGGCTATTGGTGGTGGTATGTTCTTAAAAGGACTAAGCCATTGGTGGATACTATTAATGATTGCATTTGTTTTAATGGCTATTTATGCTGAGCAACATGCTCAAGCTGATGCTGAAGAAGCATACGATAAGTTTATGCGTTCTGATTATTATGACTCTTATGAAGCACCAGAGGAATATAATACGCATACTACCGCTGATATTAAAAATATCACTAAATGTAGTAAATGTGGTAATAAAGTTTATGAAATATGTATGTGTAATCCAGTTTCAAAGACGAAAGGAGCAACAGACTCCGATTAGTCATAAATGGGAGAATAGTAATGTAATATCTAAATAATAATAAAGCACGGATTTATTAGAGGATACTTTGCGCCGATGGCAAGCTCAGTATTAGTCTCGGTTCGTGCTTTATTACAAAATTAAGGAATAAATAAATGAAAACGAATAAAGAATTGGCTAATGAATTTATGAAGGCTAGAGGTATGAAGACCACATCAAGACAGATATCAAAGAGTCGTAGACGTGGTTATATCATTGCAGATGGAGAAATAGTTAAGTATAAAGCTCCAGGTGCTAAAGTTACACCAGTTAATAAGAAATTGATTAAAAAGAAAAGAGGTACAAATGAAAAGTGAACATCTTAGTGCAGTTTTAGCAGTATTGTTAGTAGGTTTTATATCTTATAATTCAATATCTGAACGTGTAAGAATACAACGTGAAATTATTGAAAAGCCAGTGTTAAAAACTATACACACTACTGATACATTATATGTTACAGAGGTTGATACTATTTTTGAGTTTTATGGTTATAATGATACTATAACACTCAATGGTAACGACGTCGCAATTAACAAAAGGTTCTTATTTCATTTGGCAGACGATACAGCCTTAGGAAATCAGATAAGAGATGCATTACCATTTGATGAAGTATTCAGATGGTGGCGTAGTGAGTTAGGTCCTTGTGGGATATTTGAATGGCGTGATAGTTTATACATCACAACATTTAAAACAGAACCTCAAGACACTTGTGCTCATGATTAGATTCAAACAATATTGTCCATACAAGACGAAACGCGATTTGTTGCAATGGGCTAAAACTCGGTATCCTTCAACCAAGTTTGATAGTAAGTGGTCTAAAAAAAGACTGTTTGCACTTTACTACAATACTAAATGAAGGCTGGTTAACCACCATATACTAGTGGGCATGTACACTCCTCTATAATCATCCGTGTTTCGCAATACGTATGTGCCCACACAATTTTATACTATGTACCTCATAGTTAGACAAAGATGAACCCTTGTGGGATAAAATGTTAATACTTTGTCTATTGGGATTACAACCTTGATGAGAACGACCAACAATCCTGCAAAGTGATAGAGATATCCATAATGTTTGATTCAAGGATGCAGGGTAATCCCATAAATTTATATAAACAGATAACGATAACGATAAAAAGAAGGAGTTTGTACATATGGCAAACACAACATCATCTCCAAGTGGAGAAAGAGTAGTAAGCATCAGTTCAACTGATGGATGGACAACTAAAACAATCACAGCTAATACTATTGGCGAATTAAGGATTGCTTTAGATATACCTAATGAAGCAACTGTGAATGTTCAGGATACATTGTATACTGATAACACTTCACCTATGCCTCAAAACGAAACTAATGAAGATGGTTCAACTAGACCATTATGCATTGGTTGGGTAGCTAACAACAAAACTGGAGGTTCAGTAGAACATAAAGTTTATGTTTATGTTGTTTAGTTAAGTAAATAATTAAGGGGGACAATAACTGGTCCTGTAAGTCCTATAAGAATTTGAGATTTCTATAGGCAAAGGAATATGTGAGTCCCCCTTATAACGCACGGAGATAAGATGAATTTAGAATTAAATTTTGAAAAACAAATAAAAAGAAATCCTAATTTAGAATTATTCTCTAAAAATACTGTGGAATTATATACAGATGGTACTGCTACACTACATTATTTGGGAGACCATTATAATAATAGAGTAGATTTGCTACCAATTAGTTCTTTGTTTGATTATGTAGATGCTGAGATATTTGCATATGAAACAGGAATGAAAGATGTAACAGATTTCAAGTTATATATAGAGAATGTTCATAATGATTATAAGTTTTTATTTAATGAAGACGAAAAATATGTTTTAGGAGTTACAAATAAGTATAATTATAGACCAGGTACATACGATACTATTAAAGCTCTTATAAATAAAGTCCAAAGGTTTCATCAGAGACCTGCTGGTATGATGTCTTTATTTAATAGAATAAGTGATAATCAATGGGCATATAATAATATTAAAGATAAAATGAGCATGTTAGAAGCCAAAAGAATAAAAGCTAAAAATGCTAGTGGTAGTTTAGTTGATAATATTGGAGAATTAATACAAAATCAGTCAGATAGATATGATAAAATAATTGAATCAACTAAGCAAGCTAACCAAATGTCTGATTATTTTGATATGTTGCATTTTATTCCTAATGATGTTGAAGACCATGTTGCAAACAATAACTATACTTATATTAAATTGTATACAGTAGTTAAATGCTTTTCTAAAGATATGACTATTATTAATAATCGTAATGAAGAAATGGCTAGAATGACAGTTCCAGATACATATTTAATGTTTGTAAGACCATTGTGGAGAGCATTAACAACAGACAGAAGGAATTTTGAAGATTATAAAGGAAGTTGTCCAGGTGGTTACCATCCATACTTAAATTCTGTTCCTTATTATTCATATGACCCGCCAAGTAGTTCTTTAAGTACACTCGGTTGGGGCACGCTATGTTTATCATCATATCAAGATGATGTGTTATCAAGTATGTCTAAACATGATTATAGTTCAGCAATCATGGCACTTATGAATTGGAATAATATTTATAATAAAGACCACACTAATCCTTATGCTTCTATATCTACTGTAATGTCATCAGGAAATTTCCCTGTTGTTAAAGAAGATGAAGCAGATAGAATTAGAGTTGGTACTGGATTTAGTATGGGTACTTGTTTCAGACAAAAGTATAGGAGTCATCAAATTACTGACTATGATATTAGACAACAAGACCGTAATTATGAAACAAATGGTCCAAATCTATATCCATACGCACATTATATTCTTGATGAATGCAATGAAAAGAAATGTCCACTAAGACATATATGTCTTGATTATCAAAATCTTAAATTACTTGAAGAAAGTGATTGGCCTGAAATATTAGAAGATATAATAGGCAATCTATATTCTTGTAATGATGAAGATGGAGATGGCAATGCTTATAATTATCAATATCATTATAAAGAGCTAATCGATATTGGTCAAGATGATTATGTCTTTAAATATGTGTATAGACTAGTTGAAGGTAAGTTAGACGGAGAAGGGTTAGACTATTGGGGTAACAAGCCAGTAGAAAAGACAATTGAAGAAATAGAACTAGAACAGATGCAAGCTCAAATAGAAGAGTGGGCATCAATGCAAAGGAGTCAAAATGGCTAATAAAGAAAAACCAAAGTTCATTATCCAAGAAAAGTCTTGGAATACAATGCAACAATATGCTCAAATAGCATATGAAAAGGATAAAAATGAAATATCTGGATTAATTCCATATAAATTAGTAGAACATCCAGTTTCAAAAGATATGGTATATGAGTTATTTGACCCAGTTATTCTTAAACAAGAAAATACTGGAACAACAACAGAGCTAGATGGAGAAGCTATTAGAGATTATCAGATTAAAGCTGGTATGAAATATGGAACAGATATCAAGTTTTGTTGGTGGCATTCACATCATACAATGGGAGCGTTTTGGAGTGGTACAGACCAAAATGAAATAAATGCATGGGAAAATGACTCTTGGTCATTAGCTCTTGTAGTTAATTTATTTCAAGAATACAAGTTAAATGTATCTGTTTGGCAACCAATTCAATATTCTGAAGATGTGAGTCTAGAAATCATCAGGCCTGTCCCTAAAATAACCAAAAAGCAACTAAAAGAATACGAAGAACTCTGCTCTAACAAAGTATCTGTTGTTTCAACATACAGTGGTTGGAAAAAGGGAAATCAAGTAGCTTTATGGCAACAAAAGACTGTAGACGAATATGGAATTAATAATCTTCCTCCATTAAAATGGAAAAGCGGTGAAAGCCTAGAACTATATCAAGAACTCATTGAATATGTTGATTCAGCTATTGATGAATTAATAGAAAAGTTCTGTGAAGGTTCTGCAGATTATAAAGAATATTCGACAACAATTGATTCTTTAAACAAAGCCTTAAAGGAAAGAAACGCTAAAATATCAATAGTGAAACTTCCTCAAGGAAAAGTTTTAGAGAAGGCCATGACAATGCAAGCTTGGGAGCATGTTAAATATGACAATGATAATATAGAAAAAGTGTATGACGAAGCTAGAGTCGTACAGTTTAACTATGGATTTGGAGGGCACTTTGCATGATAAACACACGTAGTTCAGGATTAGTAAATAATCTACATGAGTATACATTTCACATATTAGGTTGCGGAGCTATTGGTAGCTCTGCAGCCACTCAGCTACTAAGATGTGGAGCTAAAAAGTTTGTATTATATGATATGGACGAAGTAGCGACAGAAAACATCGGAGTATCACAATATATGGACGAACATATAGGTATGAAAAAGACAGAAGCTCTTGAAGAACACCTAATGTCTATAAATTGTAGAGATGTGGAAATACTACAAGTACCTGAATATTTTAGTATGTTCAGGTATCAAGATAATAATGATATTGTAATACTTGGTTTTGATAGTATGAAGTCAAGAAAAGATGCTGTTGAAGAAATATGTTCAAACAAGCATACTAAACCTTATCTATTGATAGATGGTAGAATGGGCGGAGAACATTATCAACAATATGTTTTTAAAGATGTTACATTATCTAATTATCTTAAAACTTGGTATTCTGACGAAGATGGCGACCCAGAGCCATGCAATGTCAAAGCATCAAGTTATTGTTCTAATATGGCTGGTAGTATGATTGTAAATGCTATTAGGAAAGTAGTTACTAATGGACCCTACGAGGATTCATTGACTTTTAACTTCCCTAATATGACATTGCAAAAAAATACTTGCTTTCCAGCCTGACATATTGTAAATTGATAACTCTGCAGAACAAATAATTGGGCAAGTAGTACTAGCATTCGTCTTTTCTGTCCCATTTCTTTCAGTAGACAATGCTAGGCAGACGCCTCCAACATGAAAGTGACCTAGAGCTGGAAAATTCTGGGCGTATGACCCTTTTGCGCTGGCGTTAGATAGCTGTGATGGACTATCGTTCCCCCTTAGGGTATTTGTTCTGTAGATTATCGTTATCATAAATAAGGAAACCAATAAGATGGAACTCAAGAAAGTAAAGAGAAAAGCTATTTCTGTCAACCCAGCAACTCTTTTATTATACGGAGCACCTAAAGTAGGTAAAACTACTATGTTATCTCAATTAGATGATTGTTTAATTATAGATACTGAAAAAGGTAGTCGGATGATAGAGGGTTATATTCAAGAGGTTAATGACAGAGACGAGTTAATCGAAACTCTATTAGCTATTAAAAAAAGTAAAGATGTTAAGTATAAATATATAGCCATAGATACTATAGATAAAGTAGCTGAATGGGCTGAAAAAAGAGTTTGTCAAGAAGAAAGTGTTTCTTCTATAGCAGATTTAGCTTTCGGCAAAGGTTACGGATTAGTAAGAGAGAAAGTAGCTAAAACTATATCGCACTTCAAAGAAGTAGCTGAGCATCTAATCATTATTGGACATAGAAAAGTAGCATATGCAGTAACAGAAGGCAATCCAATAGTTATACCTGAGTCACTTGATTTGACAGGTAAGCTAAAGAATGTTATTATGGCTAGCTGTGATGCTATAGGGTATGTCTATCGTAATGAAAAAGAAGAGCTTATGGTATCATTTAAAGCAAATGATTCTATAGAAGCTGGTAGTAGGTGTCCTCACTTAAAAGGACAAGAAGTTGAATTCAAATGGAACAATATATACAAGGAGAAAAAGTAATGGCTATATTTAGACCAACAGAAAAAGCAACTCCAGCCAATTTTCTTGGTATAATTGAAGTAGGTATTATCAATTATGCTGATAAAAGCAAGGAGTTTGAATGGGCAGATGTGTTTATTGAAGTAGAGCTATCTGTCAAGAATAGTGAGTATAGTAATAAAACTTCACTATTGGGAAGTTTAGATAAAGATGCTAGTGGCAATATTACTGGTGGTTCAGTACTGAAAAGAATGTACAAATTCTTTGATGCAATTGGTTGCTCAGCAGGATTATCTGTTCAAGGTAAATGGGAAGACGCTAATGGCGTAACTATTGAAAATATTGAAAAATATTTAAATGATAATTTTACTACTAAAGGTGAGGAGTTTGTAGCGTATGCATACAAAAAGAAACCTAAGCCAGGTAGTGACAAGGTTTATACTGAAGTATATCCTAGATTATATCCTAACTCCCAGGAAGGCAAAGAGCAATGTCGTAAAGACGTTGCTTGGTTGAAGCAAAAAGGCATTATTAAAGAGGCAGATGCAACAGATATGCCTATGAAAAATAATGATACCCCCTTAGCTGATAGCGCATTAAATAATCTATGATATACGTAGAGATAGCAGCTAAATCACCTAGAAATAGGGGTCTATTGGTTTTAAAGTCTGAGCTTCATAAGTATATTCCGACTAATGGAGACGCTTTATACCGTTCTGTCTATCTTTACGATGAGGACGCAAAGCAATTTGCCGACTCTAAGGGCACTTTAAGAGGCTATCATGGAGAGCGTGGAATTGACAATGTTTTAATTGATATTGACAAAAAAGATAATACCGATGATTACACTTTAGGTAAATTACGAGGAACTCTAACGCATCTAAATGTTTTAGAAGTCCTTGATGAAAGCATTCAATGCTACTTTAGTGGAACAGGATATCATATAGTCATAACTAATAAAGTATTCAACTTCCAGCCTTCTGATAGCCTGCCCTATCAGGTTAAAATGACAATGTCTAATTTATTCGATGGTATAGATACAAGTATCTATATGCGAAGTGGTATATATAGAGTAGCTCATACAAAAAATCAAAAAACAGGGTTATATAAAATACCCATTACATTAAAGGAAGCACTCTCTTGTACCTCTGAAGAAATACACGAATTAGCTAAAGAACCTAGACTAGAATATCCCTATGAGGTTTTAGATGGAGATAATGAGCTAGAAGGATATATTAGCTTAGAAGCTCCTAGAGTACCTGAATTTAGGAATATTTCTGAACCTACGAAGGTAGTACCTTGTGTACAAACAATGCTTAGAAATGGCCCAATAGAGGGCTCTAGGCACAATACTGCACTTAGAATAGCAAGTCACTTTAAAAGACACGGCATTCCCAGTGAGTATGCAAAAGTGGGATTACTACATTGGAATAACAATACTATGAATGAGCAAGCCATGATAGAAAAAGTAGAATCTGTCTACAATGGAAACTATAATTACGGCTGTCAAGATGTATTAATGAAAAAGTATTGTCAGACAAAATGTATCCACTTTAAAAATAAAGATTATCATATACATGTAAAGAATTCAGATGAGTTGCAAGCAGACTTTGAAGAAAGATTAACAACAAACTTTGAAGGTAGGGCTATACCACTATCTGATATGTTTGGATTGCATCAATATGATACTCAGATTTACCCGGGAGAGTTAGTTACTATATTTGGACCAACAGGTTCTAATAAAACTACACTAGCTCAAAATCTAGCCTTAGGAGTTGATTTTAAAAATGATAAGATTAACCCTAGATGGCAAATACCAACACTATTCTTATCCCTTGAATTATCTGCTTGGTATATGCATAGAAGGCACTTGCAAATAGTGTCAGGATTATCAAAAGAAGAAGTAAATGCTAATTTTAAAGAAGTCTATAAAAAATATGGCGACCAATTAAGGCATTTACAAATTCAAACAATATCTCCTACTATGTCATCAATACAAGATAAAATCAAGGAATTAAATCCAGCTGTAGTAATAGTAGATTATATAGATTTAGTAGAAACTCCTAAAAATGTTAAAGGAGAATATGAGCAAATAAAATTCATATCTCATAGCTTATCAAATTTAGCAGTAAATCTAGATGTTGTAATCATACAAATATCACAGGTTAGTCGAGAATATAGTAGAAATGAAGTATTAGACTTATATGCAGGAAAAGGCTCAGGAGCTATAGAAAACGCATCACGTAAAGTGATAGGTTTGAATGGCCAAGCAAACAGTAATGTAAAGCATATACATATGTATAAAAATACTGATGGAGAACTATTTGACGTGGAAGTGGAATGGCGTGAAAACTTTAGACTAAGGAGAGTTTAATGGGTTGGTTTATAACACTAATAATAGATGAAAGCCTATTCATGGTAGAGTTATTTAAATTTCTTCGCATTGGATTTGCATCAATGGATGATGAATCTGGTGTCGCTAGAGCTTTGATTCTAGGAGTATGGAAAATAGAAACAAATATTACTTTAGCGCTAAGAAAGAAATTAACTTGGCATGATGTTGGCGAAGCATAAGGAGAAAGAATGAAGAGAATATTAAGAAGATTGTTTTTTAGAAAAAAAAGACGATACTATAGAAGTCCTAAGCCAAGCTGGAATGATTATCATCATTTACAAGAACAACTACATAAGTTAGAAAATAAACTTACTAGTTTAGCCAGAAGCAATGGTATGGTTCATGTGAATGGTATATACATGTCAGAAAAAGAAGCTAAGAAGTATAAGGGCAATGGGTTCATTTGTCACTAAAAGAATGAAGTTTTGGGAGGAGAAGTTTCTTCCTAAGCTTAAGAAGCACCATGGAAATCGCTCCAAAGGTGTCTTTCATAGGCTTATGAAGAAATCTTCTACTCTCAGGACGTCTCTAAAAAGGAGAAGTAAGGAATATGAAGTCTTATTTGATATGGACCTTAAGGAGATTAGGAACGCTATGTACAATTCCTATGGAAAGAAATGTAAGTATTGCACAGATATTCTTAAGATTAACAATATGGTATGCGACCATCGTATTCCTATATCTATGGGTGGAGAATCTACTAAAGATAACCTTCAAATGATTTGTTCAAGATGTAATACGCGGAAAGGTCCTCTGACCCATAAAGCGTACATAAAGCTCTTGGCTTGGTTAAAAAGACAGAATAAAAACACAAGAGATTATATATTAAGAAAATTAGCAAAAAGTGATGTATTTAAATAAGCAGTGGAGAGATGTTAGCGTGAGCGCATACAAGGTTATTGGCGTTTTTGGGTTTCCAGCCCAGTCCTTTCCGCTAGATTATTGACCTATTTGACACTGCTTATAATTTAGGTAACGTGATGTTACCTCGTCGAAAAGAGAAAAGGGAGAGTCGAACAATTAACAGGAGCTGTTATAGTTTGGTGCAGCTCTCCCTTAACTCGAAAGGAAATTATGGGTTCAATGATTATATGGGGTGTAGTAATAAAAGCCTACACTGTATTAACATTTTTAACTATGGCTGATGAGATATGGAATATTAAAAATCCAAGACCATATCCAAAAGCAACTTATCAACTAGTCAATTGGGAGGAGAAAGACTTTATCTTTCTCAAGAATGGCAGTTACGTTCTTAGAAAGAAAAGAAAGGTAGACAACGAAACAAAAGCACAAGCCAGGAGGTCATGGCATGAACGTAAAGCTAAGCGGATTCGATAGAATCGGTATTAAATGGAAAAGGTTAATAGGATGGAAAATAAAGGACATCGCAAAAAGATACAAGGTGACTACAAGAACGATTTACCGTGTATTAAAAAAATAATAGCACATCAAGAAAAGCTCTATAATGTAGTGTATAGAGACGGAAGATGGATAAGGAGATACAATGTCAACAAGACAAAACGGAGAGCAACAAATGCTCAGAGCAAAAAAAGCTCAGGAAGCAGCAAAGATAAAAGAGTATGATGATGGAATGACTACCATTGAAAGACGGGAGTATAGAATAAAAAAAGCAGCAGGTAAAGCTTGGTGGGTAGAAGCCTATTTAAGAGGAAACCTAACACATCGTGATACTAGTAATAAAGGAATAGATGATGAGTAAATTCTACGATATTGACTTGCCTTTTGGAGTTAAATATGAAGGTACATTATCAGAATTATTGACAGCAGAAACTAATAAACTAATCGAAGTTAAAACAGAGAGAGATATCTGGAAGAAAACTGGCAATATATATGTAGAATTTATTTGGCGTGAAACCTTCAGTGGTATTGTTACAACTGAAGCTGATTGGTGGGCAACTATATTAACCTTGGATGGAGCTATTCAGGGTATAATAATATTGCCCACCAATATTATGAGGACAAGAGTCAAGAATTTAATTAAAAAAGGGATAGCAGAATATCCCGTAGCTGGTGGAGACAATGATGATAGTCAAGGAGCATTAGTCCCCATTAAGGAGTTAATGAATTATGAAGAATCGGATTGAGTTGTATAAAGAAAATATAGATATTGTTAGGCATGAGTCTGGAGCCAGATGGTATGCTCCTAAAGGCTCTTATGATTGGAAACCTTCAGTAACAACTATTATAGGAAATACTATTCATAAAGGTAAAGGATTTGAAATGTGGTTAGGAAATCATCCTAGCTACAAAATAGCCTGTGAAGAACGTGATATAGCCGCTGATAGAGGAACATTGGTTCATGAATTAGCAGAAGATTATATGAATGGAAAATCAGTATTTTCAGATAATGAAGAAGTATGTAAACACTTAATGTCTTTTGAAAAGTTCTGGAAAGAGTGGGAAGTACAGTTAATAGAAACAGAATTATTTATGTGGCATAAAGACGTTCCTTGGGCTGGAACATGCGATATAATAGCGAAAATAAACGGTAAATATTGTATCATTGATATAAAGACAGGCAATTATTATAAATCGCATGAAATACAGCTAAATATGTACGCAGAATTACTATCTAAAATAGTAGGTGAGCCCGTAGAAACAATAGCTGGATTATATACTAAAGGAAAATGGATTAAAGAGCCTAATTACCAGTTTAAGCAATTTAAATTCAATTTGGATATAGCAATATCTGTCCACAATCTATGGAAATTCTTAAATGGAGGTAATCCAAAGCCAAAAATGAAAGTTAAAATTAAAACACAATTTGAATTAGGAGGTCGAAATGACTACGAAGGGTTATAAAGAAAAAATACAAATATTACAACAAACAATAGACAGGTTAGAAGATAGAATAACACATTTAAACAATGAATTGTTGCTATGCAAAGAAAGCAATAAAATCAAAAGTAATTCAAAAGGTAATAGCAATTCAACGCCAATGGTTAAATTCAGCTCACCTGATGTAGCAGGAATCTTGAAAGATAGAGCAAGGGCTATGAAAATGTATTCGGAGAAGAAAAGATGAGTTCACAGAAATATAAAAACATTGGGAAAAAAGATATCATTAGAGTTATGGAATCTATGATGTATAAATTAGATATGATAGAAACTACTCTAAATATACTTGTGATGTTTGTTGATAAAGACAAGAAGTTTAATGATTTTATGAAAGATAAACTAGGAGCTAAAAATGAATTTCAATCAAATGAGACAACTAATGGAGAGTCACATAATCCCAAGAATAATGAGGACACGTGATGCTGGACAAAAAGAATATGCACACGACTCAGACAATGTATTTGCTAACTTCGAAAGAGTAGCAGCTTCATTAGATATTACAAGAGAAAAAGTGTTAATGACATATCTACTCAAGCATATAGATGGCATCTCTGCCTATACAAAAGGACATAAGTCACAAAGAGAAGACGTAACAGGTAGAATAACAGACGCTATAGTCTACTTAATGTTATTATGGGCAATGAGTGAGGAGGAACAGTAGTTTCTCCGAAGGAGTTAATGTATACATAGTGGCGTTTATCTAAGTTTTCCTACTATTCTTAAAGCGCTTTCCAATAATGATTTCGTCGCCTTTTTATTTACTGTTTTAGTAAATGAATATGTTTGAAATTCCTTTCTTGCTGCTGGATAAATTCTTTTATTAAATTCTTGCTTTCTAGGCTTTGTATGAGCTCCTTTCTTTTGAGGCATATTATAAGTTGTATATCCAGTATTAACAACAGGCTTAGCTCCTAATATACGCCGCTCTAAAAACTCCATAGGTTTATTCCAAGCATAGTTATGTTGGTCAATAACCTCTAAAGCAACCTTTCTATATCCATTGCCATGAGGAATAAAATGCATTCTTTGATAATGTCTTCCAGCAATATAGTCCATTCTTTTATTAAGCCTTTGGTCTAAAGGTGCAAAGCCCAATCCATAAGTTCTAACTTTTCTTCCATTTTCAACATACCATTCTGCCCTTGGAAGCAATTCTAGCTTCATTCCGCCAATAATTTTGCCTGAAGGATGCACAGGAATACCATCAACATTCAACGCTGGCTTTACTAATTCTTTTTTCCATACATAATGGCCACCCTCAGCGGCCTTTTTAGCCGAATGAATCTTTCCGCTTTCCATCAGTTTAGATACATAATTTACTCTAGGGTCAGCTGCAGCATACTCTTTAAACTTACTCATTTTAACTTTTGAAAAGAATGTAGCTGGAACTTGCTGTCCTACAAATGGCGCTAATCCTTTTTCAACCTTAGCCATTAAAGGAGTAACTTTAGTCATGCCTGGTTTTGCAAAATCCATCTCAAAAGCAGTTGGAGGCTTTAATCCTAATTGCTTATATTTATTATGAACTGTAACTTTTCTATCTTCAAGGTCTCGTATTCTATTTTTCAATTCATTCTTTAGAGTAGCTACTTCCTTTTTATTAAGAGTTGGATTCTTTAATTCATTTTTAATCTCTCTTATAGATTCTTCAGCGGCTAAAATCTCTAAATCACCACCTTTCATAATTTTCCCCATAACTCTCACTGGCTTAGTAAGGACATTGCCCTTCTGTCCAGCATTGGCTTGCAAGAAATTACTCCAAGCCTGTGCAAATTTCCCAGTATTTCTATATCTAGGGTCACCACCCAATCCTCCAAATCCTTGAGTGTCAGTAAAATTAGCAAACGCATGTTTACCCACTTGCCTGGCCATAGCAGCTCCACCAGTCAATACAACTCCTGTTTGTACATAATCTAATAACTTGCTATTAGTATTAGACTCATCTGGGGCCCAAGCATCACTTAAAGGGTCTCTAGCCACTTCTCATCTCCTTTGACATTTTTTGCAACTGGAACATAGGTAATCCAGTCCATTTATCTACTACAGACATAGGGTTCTCAATTAAATTGTTTGGTCCATGAAAGTCTTTTATCAAACGACCAAATGGAAACATAGTATATATATAATAGTCAGACACTCTAGACCAATCATCTTCTAATACAGCTCTCATAGTTGCCATTGGTAATCTAGCAATAGGGGGAGTTATCATTTGTAAAGGAGCTACAGCTCTAGGCCATTGACCAAAAAATGCTCTATTCCTTGATTTTTCATCACCAAAAATCCACTCACTAGTATCCTGCATCCAGTTCCACGGCGCTGGCATTGCAGTTTCAAACATTGAATAAGTAAACATATTACCAAGCGCAAATACGAATAAATCCATTTGCATCATTCGAACAGCACGTTCCATATCTGCGCCTGTATGTCCATTTAATCTTGCCTGTTTAAGTGCATCTTTTCTAAATCGTACTGCATTCCAACCCCATAATTGAAATCTAGTCATAACTTTTCCTAGGGCAGTTCTAGCAAACATAGGTCTATAAGGAGCTGAGTATAAAAATTGCGTAGCTTTTACACCCTTCTTAGCCAACTCAACAAGTACTGGATGATTAAAATCTTTTATAGCACCGCCAAATCGTTTATACCAAAACAACCAATGAGCCATAAATGCATCTCTTCTTAAGGCACGTTCTGGGACAGACATAAATTTAGCCGCCCATTTACCTATAGGAGATGTAATTCCTGATTTTTTTGCCATATCTAATATAGACTCACTAGAAGTTTCAGGGTCTCTACGCAACTTACTTGCTACATCTCTAATAAATTGTTCGTTCTTAGCAGACTGGAATTCTGTCTTAAGGCCATATTCATGCTGTAAGTATTCAGGATTAACACCATGACCAGTAACGTATTCATCAACTTTTTGTTTACTATTCCACTCAGGATTAATCTTAACAAGTTCATTGATATCACGAGCTTGTTTCCAAGTTTGGAATCCAGTAGACTGAATAGTATGTGTCTGTCCACCAAATATATTATTAACTACTGTCCTAGGATGTGCTAAAAGCGAAGCTAACTCAAATTTAGCCTCTAAATTAGTCCAATAACGCACATCATTTACATCTAAGCCCCTTAAGTTTTCAGGTAAATCTTTTCTTAAAAGCCCTAATTTATCCCCTATACTATTAATTCTATCTTTTACTCTATTATCAGCCCACCAAGCAAATGGCGTTTTCTTTACTTTCATAACTGGATTATCTAAAACATCTTGAGGAATAATATCTGGATTCCCTCCAGCTCCTTGTAAGTAAAGTTTAAAGAAAGTTTGCCAAGCATTTGTTTGCTCTGGCCCAAACTTTTTATGCATAGCATTACCAAAATCCGTTATTAAATTTCTTCCAAATATTTGACCCATCTGCCTCATATATGTATTTAAAACAGCTCTGGTGTAAGATGCCGCAGTAGTAGCATCTGTAGACCACCCTGGGAGATGTGAATCTCTAGACATCATTGAATTAGTACGTTTATTAGGGTCAAAGAAACTGATTCTATTTTCTTTATCTCTAACCTTTTCACTAATACGCTTTTGGGCTAAATCAAACTCCTGCCATTCATCTATATCATTAAACTTCCAATCACCTGTCAATGCATGATGTCTATATGTAATTTTCTCTAAATGTTTCTGTATTTCTGGCTCTGTTAATTCAGTTGTTCTTATATATTTAACATAATTATCTAATGCAGCTAAAGCTTCTTTTTTACTAAAATGTAAATGTGGCCAATAGTTTGCAAAATCAATCTTACCTGTTTGATTTGGTTCTTGCATCATTAACTGCTTTTTCATTGCAGGGTCTTTAGTCATCTCTATCATCATTGAACGAGCAACTAAATGAAGACCATCTATCCCAAAATCAAGTGGAAGTTCTTTTCCTTCTTGCCAACGCTTTTTCATAGCCCTGATAAATTTAACGTGGTCTATAATAGGTGACTTCTCAGCTTTGTCGTAATATGATACTATATAAGGCTCTAATGACCTTGGTATATTGCTAATAGCATTTCCCTCAGAATCAAGTGGGACATCTCCTGTAGTAATTCTATGCATCTTTTTAAAGAAATCAGTATATACTTTATTTACTTTTTCAATAACTTGCTCACCTGTTAATTTAACTCTAGTTGGCTTGCCATCAATTATATCTGTAATAACATATTCTTTATTTTTAATTGAATTTTCATAGTCTGTGCTTTTCATTACTTCATCATGCTTCTTAATATACTCAGCTGCATCTGCTCTATTAACAGAGGACTTGACTTCTCTACGCTCATTAATTTTTCTAGCAAGAGGTAATTCTCTTTTTCGTATAGCTATTTCATGAAGAGCTTCATAATCTTCTAAGTCCTGTATAAATAACAACTCTTCAGACAATCTATTAGTGTATCGCTCTCCCAAAGCTTGAGCAGACTCTTGAGTTCTACCAATTGCGGCTGTCATCTCATCCATAAACTGAGTTGGTCTTTTTACTTTACCTGAAGTAAATCCTTCGTTTGTTAAAAAGATACCTCTTTCTTGCATAAGAATTATTTCATCTTTCATCAACTCTCTATTTATAGTCTCTGGGAACTGTATATAATGCCTTTCAGATAATTTTGTAAACTCACCACGTTTTAATCTTTGCCACAATGTTCCTTGCCTTACTTCATTTAACCAATTCCTCATAAACAACCAATCCTGCTTATTCATAAGATTAAAATCTTTATTTCTTAGATATCTAACAAGCAATGGGAAATCTTGAGCAACTTTACTATTTTCCATTTTTAAATGAGCAATTATTTCTTGTATATACCCTCTAGTTTCAGCATCTCCCCTACCAGCTTCATGAGCGGCTTTCCCTTTCTTTAACCCTTCTAGTCCAGTTGTTTCTGTAAGGAATTCTTCTAAGTCACGCAAGGCATCTTTAGGCGCTCCTTTTTCTTTATTCTCTGGTTTTAATGGCTCGTTTACTAATTTATCGGCTTGTTCATTAACAATAGATTCTTTTCTTGAGACAGAAACCTCATTAAACATTTCACTATATCTGCCAAGGAAATCTCTTATAGAAGAATCTGCTACAGCGTTAGAAGCAAATCCAAGTCTTGACATTGAAGTTCTTGCAGCATCTGACCTTAATTGGCTCATTATTTGATAAGCTATTTTATCCATGTTGCCACCAATTTTCTTTTCAAAAGCATCTATTGCCGCTAAATCCCCTCTATTCAAAGAACCCAAAAGCAATGTATCAAATAATTTTTGCTGTTTTTTAGTTTTATATCTTTGCGTTTTAAGGTTTTGTATTGTTTTATCTACTTCTGCTTGGTCTAAATAAGCAGTTTTTAATAAGCTTTTCTTGGGATTAACAAAAGATAGTTGGTCTTTTAATTCGGAATTATTGACAAGGTCCCTCATTACTTCTTCGATAAAAGATTCTTGTTCACCCGACCTATCTCTAGGAGTAAAATTATTACGTGCTCTGGCCATTAAATAGCTACGCATCTTCAAATGATTAACCGACCTAGATATATCTTCAACAGAAGCCTTTTCCTTAGAATCCATAGAATCAATAATCTCTTTAGCTGCTTTCATAGTAACTAAATCAGTAATATCTTTTACTATATAGTCGCCCGCTTTATTCCTAATATCAATTAAAGCATTTCTTCTAGCTATATATTTAAACTTAGGATTATTAAAATCAGCCAAATGCTCTTTAATATAACTATAAGGAGTCTCTGCTATAACTTCTCTAAATAACTTTTCGCTTTTCAATACTTTGTTTAGACCTGTATCATTGTGCAATTCATAATTCATAGTTGCACGTATATACTTATGAGCTGGAACCTTAAAAGTACTTCTTCCCAATGGTTTTAATAGCCCTTCATATTCTTTTACAGCTTCATTCCAATTCTTGTATAAAGCTTCTACTTTAGACTGTTCCATTCTTCCTAAAGGATTGTCAGAATAATTTATATCACTTAACATTCGAGCAATCTTAGGAGTCATAGTATTAACTTGCTTATCTGACAATAAATGAAGTCTAGAAGTTAAATACATCCGCTCGTCCATAGTCCATTTGCGTCCTTCTGCGTAATTACGTCCATAATACGCTGAATTAGCCCCTTCCATCATTCCAAATATTCCACCTTCTTTAAACTTATATAATGGCAATTCTTTATCTAAATTACCTTTAAATTTCTTACCATTCTTTTTAATAGAATCAAATTTAAAATGAGCATCATAAAATGTCTTCCACCAATAGTCATAGCTTTTCATTCCAGCGTAGTCCATAGGGTCTGAAGATAAACCAACCATAGCTCTACCTAGTTTACGTATATATTTCTTTTCACTTTTAGAAGTTTTTGGACTTACTTTAAACTCCCACTTTTCTTTATCAAATCTTTTCTTCTTTTTATTCCAAACTCTATTCACAACTTCAAAAGAATCGCTACCTTTTTCTACCATAGCATTGTAAGCAGATGCCATAACTTGCTTTGGTTGCACTGCAGCACCACCTAATAAAGCTCTACCTTCAGTTGCCGCTTCGGACATATTCATTCTCATATTAGGAGCGAATGCAGATTCTGGGCTTTCTACTAATTTTTTTTGGCTTTCTGTATATTCTTTGGTAAGCAGCTGTTCCATTTCTTTATTCTTATTGTCTTCAATAATAGTCTTCTTACCTTTTTTAACGTAGAACTCATCCTTATTAGCTTCATAGACATCTTTCCATTCTTTTCGAAATCCACCTTTTCCTCCCATATAAAAATAGGCAGAATCACCATCAAGGTCAGCTCCACCTAGAGCTCTCATAGCTCTTGAATGCATCAATATACCATGCCCTTCTCTTCCTGTAAACCCTGAGAACTTTAATATTTGCCCTCCAGATACAGAATCCATAGGAACTCTCATAACTACAGACCTAAATATTTCTTCTACTTGCTTTTTAATCTTTGGTTGATTATCAAAACTACCTCTCACTGCACCTTCTATAGCTTCAAATTTATAAGTTATAGAACCATCTTTTTGCTTAGTTTCTACTACACGATGTGGTATTTTAGTTTCGTCAGTTTGAAATTTAGCATATTCTCTCATAGAGCGACGCCAATTAAAATCTGGTTTATCTTTTCTTCTAATATGAGTAACTCTACCTCTGGTCTCTCTTTCTGCTGTTGGAGAATATCTTTCCTCAGTTGTCCACTCGTGCCACTCTTTATTGATTTCCGCGCTAGTTTTAAAAACTTTACCTTCTTTACCTGCATACATATTCCATAATTTGCCTAATTTGATTCTACCTAACCCAGGAATATCTGTTTCAATCCACATATCCTCATAAGCCTTATCTAAGAAAAATAAAGAATCATCCTTATTTAGCTTTTTTAATCGTTTATTAACTCCATCTGAGTCAACTTGCAAATCGTGGTCATATGGCCTAATTCTAGCGCTTCCAGAGTTATTCATTTTTGGTTGTGTCGCTTGCTTTACAATCCAATTATTTAAAACTTGCATGCGATAATCTTTTACAAAATTATGACCATATAAAGAAACAACGTTTTCAGACTTGTTGTTCATATCAGCATATTTACTGCCTTCTTTAATAATTCTATGTTGTACCGAATGGAAATCCTCCATCATAGTTAATTGGTCTTCATAGGTCATCGTATCTATTTCACCTGCCTCTAAAGCAGCATTTAAGTCTTCTTTTTGTGACTTAAACATCATATCATATGCTTTCCTTGCAAACAATTGATTTCCAGGCTTTTTTAATGCATTAATTAATGGCTCAATTCCAATCTTTTCTAAATCTAATTTATCTAACTCTCTTCGAAGTTCCATATCACTAGTTTTAGCAGGAAGTTTTAAATATTTTTCTAAAGCTTTATTAGCCTGTGCATCTCCTCTAAATCTAGGTTCTATTACATTTTCATAAATACTATCGACAGTTTTTTGCATTTCTGGTCCACCTTTATGGGACAGATGCGAAATTAGATTACCTAATAACTGTTTCTTTAAAGATTGTGGCTTTAGCATATCAGTACTTTGATTTACACTATAATTATACTTAATATGACTAGGGTCTAAGTCATTATACAAAGTATCAAACTTCCTTAGTCCCATTTGCTTTGCCGAAGATTCTTGAATAATATAATGAATCCCCTGTTGTTTCATATATTCTGACATTTCTTTACCCGCATCATGCATCATATACTTTCCTAATAAAGCACCATTTTTACTATTAGGAGATATAATAAAAGACTTGTTTTGAGTTGCATCAGATGCTGTTCCAGCGTCTTTGTTGTTTGCAGTAAGAACGTCTCTACGAGCTAATATAGCTCCATCAACATGTTCGGGATTTTGTATACTATCTAGAGAAATATCACGATGGTCAAGTTTTGCATCTATATCTTTTAAATCTTTCACAATCATATATCTAAAATTGCCTTGCTTAGACATATCATTTATTTTATCTGTATAAAAATCTTTTTGTCCTGAAAATGAATCAGTCATCCATATTTGACTTCTTTTATTAAAAGCAGTAGCATTATTAATAAATCCTTTGCCTATAATAGTTTTTATATTAGCTGGGGTAATATCCATTCCATTCATAGAGAGACCCCATAAAACATTAGACTTAAAGGCTCTATCAAAGTATTTATTAGCTTGTGCAGCAGTCATAGTATCTTTGCCTTTTGTAAACCTATCTCGAAATTCTGACTTTAACTTAAATAAATTAGCTTTATTAAAATGTCGTTTTATCATAGCATCTGATATTAAATCCTCTTTGGGGTGGTATTTCATCATAATAAGCTTGTCATCCGTACCCTTACCGCCAAAATAATAGTATTTATCGCCTTTTCTTGTTGATAGATTGTGCAACATCTTAGAAATAACCTGATTGTATTCTTTTTCGCCCTTTAATTTTTTAAATCTAGATAAGGTTAAATCTCTCATACCTTCTTTAGTTTCAACAGTAATATGGTCTAATACAGAAAATGCCCTTCCATCCTTACCTGTTAATACTTGCCATATTTGGTCTACTATTTTATATGGCTCTCTATTACTTTTACGATTACCTGCTTTGGTAAGTGGGGTTTTTCTATCTAAGAAACCAACCTTACCAGTTTCAACATCCAAAGAAACAAAATCCAAATCCTGCTCAAAATTTCTTCTAGAAATCCATTGTCTCATTTCTCCTTGAGCTCTATCTAATTCTTTCCCTTTTAAATGAAATCCAAATTCTTTTTGTACATCTGCTAGAAATCTCTCAGATTGATTGCCATCTCCAAATCTATCTAAATACTCAGGTATCATCTCCTCTAGTTTATTCATATCTTTAGACATTCTTTCTGCCTTCACTATTGGAACATCTTCACCTTCATATAAACTTTTCATATACTTGGTAACAAACCTAAACGCTCTAGGGCCTACATCTTTATTATTAGTATGAGGGCTACCAGTATCTGTATCACCTGTATTTAAGGTATCCTTATCATCTTTTTCTTGTTGCCTAGCATTTTTAGCTTCTACAGCTAATTTTTTAAAATGCTGTCCAAAATGACGTTGCAATGCATTTTTAGTATTTTGATTAATATAGGGCTCTCCAACAATTCCCATAATTCTAGATGGCTTTGGAGGCTCTGTAATTGGAGTAAATGCATTAACTTGTCCTCGCTTCCATTCAAACCAGCTTTTTTGAGAAGGGTCGTAAAGATATATAGGCTTCTTAGTATTTACTGCCATTTGATGAGCCCATTCAACACCAGTCCTTGACGGTTTTAACTGCCTATTGTATTTACCGTCTACTCTACCTACTAGATATAGTGTTTCAGCGTTTTTAACTACAAAATAATTCTTTCTTATAGTGTCTAGGGTACGAGGATTTATATTGCCTAATTTCCTCTTTAAAGATAAATTAGCTTGAGTCATCGCCTCGTTAGCTTCTTCAAGCTGCTTAGTTGTTAATTCTTTAGCAAACCCAGGCTGGTCTTTTTTATTTAAAGCACGACGCTGTTGCTTAGTTACCATGTGAATATTAGCAACTCCTCGTCTCTGACCTAATCGAGCGACGAAAGCTTCGACTCCCTTACCACCTCCAGTAACCATATAAGCAGTTTTTTTGCCCTTTAATCTATACTTAACCTCACCAGATTTAGTTTTAACTCTGGTAAATTGACCAAAGCCCTCAGGCACATCAGAGATATCTATTCCACCCAGTTCGGTAAATAGCCAATTATCGGCTAAATTATCTAAAGGGTTGCCATACATTTTCTCTGCCATTTCTTTGACCACTGGCTGTACTTCTGGAGGTAATTTCTTGAATTCTGGGTGCATTTCTGGGTCCATACTAATTTGCAAATCAGTATATTTTTCTAAAGCATCTTTCTCAAACTTTTCAGATAACCATTTACCTGCCTTATGTTGTGTCCAAGGACGCTCTTTTCCCCCAAACCAAGCTCCCATTACATATTCATAAACTTGTTCAGGGGTTGTAGCACCTCTCATAGTAGCTGGTAATCCCATAAATAAAGAACCTGCAAGGCTTCTAGCTATTTTATTGCCAGACTCACTTCCTGTGTTAACAAAATTACCAATAGCTCTAAATGCAGCTCCTGCTTTAGCACCACCAATAAAAGAAGCCATCATCTCATCGACACCACCTTGCCAAGAAGATATGGCAGAAGCAGCTCCTAAATGGAAAGCTCCCTCAGCTATATGCTTAGCTCTTTCTCCCATTAAAAAGGCAGACGCTGAACTAACCGCTCCTTGCTGAGCTTTTCTGCCTTGCTCTAAAAGGGGTCTAGCAATCTTTTTAGCTCCTCTAGTTGCTGCATTAGCAAACATCATAGGTACAGATTTATCGTTTAATTTTCTAGCTATTTTAGCAGCATTTAGCAAGCCTGTGGATTTTGTAATTTTTGCAGCAGCAGTAAGTGGAGAAGCTATTATTCCTGGCGCGAAACCTCCTAAGTGTCCAAGATTTCGGAATATAGCTTCGTATTCATTATCGGCAGGGTCGAACAAATGAAGTGTCGTAAAGCCCTCTACAAGACCTTTTCCAAGCTCCATAATAGCATCAGTTATCTCAAAGTCACCTTCATAAAAAGGAACTCCGTGATAATCAGCATGTTGTTTTATTAAATTTTTTAAATTTTCGGGAACATGAGGGTTTTGTTCATAGTTTTTAATAACCCCACGCAGTGTTTTCTCATCCCAAACTGGTTGGAATTGCTCCATCTTAACCTCTAATCGTCACTAAATAAAGACATAATTTCTTTTGCTGCAAGACCTAAGTCTAGTAGCAATAAACCACCTTGAACCACTGGATGTGCTCCAGCGCCTGTCGAAGCTGCTGCAGCATGCCTAGCACCCATTTTTGCTAAAAACGACGAGCCACGAGTTATAGCTGATTTAGTAAAATAAGCTCCTGCAATTCCATGTCCTATGTCTTTTCCAACGTCCCCAGCTATCATTTCACCAACTCCAGGAGCGAAAGTCCAACCTAAGCTTGTTATAGAACTCATTAATCCTTTAGGAATCATAGAACGAGATTTAAATATATTTTTCCATTGCGGTCCAGCTGCGCTTTCTAACCTTTGTAGTTTTTTATGGGTATTTGCATAAAATTTATTACTTTCAAGTGTTTTTCCTTCAAGCTTATGCCCTTTACCGAAAGTCCATTTACCAGCATCGTTTTTAACATATTTGCCATTTATATAATCTTCAAATACCTTAACTGCATCTTTATCTGTTAAGAAATGCGTGGTTAATTTTTCGCTAGCTACGGGGCCATACTTTGTTGCAACCCAACTTGTTGCACCTATAGCCGCTAAAGAGCCTACTGGATGTTTTTCTACAAACTCTTCTATTGTCTGTTTCGTTCCTTTCCCAGGCAAGAAACTTTGTAGCCGCCCAGCCATTGCTGCACTTTCTTCATCTCCTTTTCCAGATAACTTAGAAGTCATGTCTAGCAAATTACTATATAGCGCAGGATTAGCTTTTACCATTTTTCTAATTTTCTTATCGCTAACACCAGCTAATTGCAATTTATTTAATTCATTTAATTGCCCAGTATTTCTTTGGGCTTCCATAGCTTCCCATCCTTGATGAAAAGCCATTAATTCTTGAGAACTTAGTCTCCCACCTTTCATCATTAAATACTGCCTGTATGCAGCATCTTTTGACGGAAGAGCGGCGGCACCTTGCCTATAAACAGGTTGCTCTGGGTCTGATAAATCAAAAGTATCAGGAGACATTGCATTATACATTAGTCCTGACCAATATTCATCTTCAAGTTTTGCAGTTCTTGCTTCCCAAAAAGCATTAGCTCTTTGTCTTCCTGTCATTGCCGCTATAGACATATTATGTACCTTTCTTATTTAAAAACAATCTACTGTTTGGAGAATATCTTGGGTCAATATATTGTGCAGGATTTAGCCACCAATTTATTTGATTGCTACTTGGCGCTGGATTTCCTCCGCCAGTGCCAGCTGGACTTACTACTTGAGCATTAAGTTGCTCATTTTCTGGAACTTCTTCAAAAGTATAATCCTCGTCTCCTGGCGCTATAGGAGTAGTTGGTCTTGTTGGAGCTTTAGGGCTAAGACCAAAATTAGGCTCAGCGAGATTTAAATTCTGCCAATCAAGTCCGCCTAATCCTTGCAACATTCCTAGCAAACTATTCCCTTTAGATTTGATATTTTGACGCAATTCTGAATCTTTGTCGAAAATTGGCCTATTTAAAATAGACTTCTCTGACCCTTCTTGGTTAGGAAACATCCATTTAGGTAAATTAACATTTAATTGCTGATTATCCTTATCAACTGACAGAAACCTTTCTTTAGTAGCTTTAGTAGACGGGTCCTTTTTAAATTTCTCTGTAAACCCAGATAACATATTTTGCAAAACCCCAGGAGCATTCTGAAGATGCTGTTGTACGGTAGGATTTAACTTCCCTTTTTCAAATAACATATTATTACCTCACGTTCCCTAATAAGTTGTTTAACCCAAAAGGTAAATTTAATTTATAGTCTTCTGTATCCTTAAAGTGCTCTCCGCTATATTTCCAATTCTGGTCAGCCTGCCAACTAGGGTCTCTCCCAATCAATCGCCATATTTGATTGTCATTGCTTCTAACACTTCCTTCGAAATAATCTTCAACGCTAGGGTATAACTTTTTAAAATTAGGATAGCTTGTACTACTTAAATTATATACTTCACTAAGCTTTGACATATCATCATCCGAAAGATTCCATTTATCTACAAAGCTTTTAGAAAATTCGCTATCACCATATTTAGCAGTTGCATTAACAGGATTTACAGTTTGATTTACATTGTTACTAGGATTATTACCTGGTTCACCGCTTTCATTACTATTATTTTGAGATACAGGTTTCATGAAGATACGACCTAAAGGGCTTTTTGCAAATTGAACTCTTTTCTGCCTTTTCATATCATCGATTAACGATTGGTTCTCTGCCGCCCAACTATCTCTTGACTGTACAGGAGCCAGATATTGCCCAAAATATTTATCCTTATCTTGCTGACTCATATCGTCTTCAGGCTTATCACTATCTCTATCTCTTTCGTAAAGAGCTTTTAACCTTTCTTTTTCTCTGCCATAATCATCAACATATTTATTATAAGCTTTGGCTTCAGCGCTATGGAATTTTTGCCAATTTGCTAGCATATTCCCAGCATGAGTACCAAATTCAGCCCATGACTCTTGCTGCTTTTCGTGGTCGTTAAATTGACCGTAATCTGGATACATATTAAATCTTAAAGCCATTATACTAAATTACCTCCTCCTCCAGCACCGCCGCCGCCTGAAAATAAATTCCCAAGGTCAACGCCACCTTCTAATGCAGATGTTCCAAAACTACCTAATCCTTCACCCATATTATTCCAAAAAGCGCCCTGAGCTTTATTTCTTGCTATTTCCTGAGCTCTTTGAGCTTCTCTTTGCGCGATTGCAGTTTGTGCTATATTTTCCTGTATACCAAATTGCATCTTACCAACATTACCTAGTAAAGATTGAGCGTTTCCTAGTACTCCAACGCCTTGCATAAAATTTTGATTTACTTGCCGTCCAAAAGCATCCATGGCAGCTCTGCCTCCTTGAGCCATACTCATTCTATTTTGTGCTCCTGTTATAGCGCTGTTTTGACCTAAAGCTGCAGCTTGTCTTCTATTTAAGAGGGCAGACAAAGCTTGTTGGCTTGCGTTCTGCTCCATGAACTGATTTTTCATAGCCTGATTTCTTTGGCTACCTGGGTCCATCATCTGCTGACCAATACCCATCATTTGATTGGCACCTGCTTGCATTTGATTTATAGTTCCTTGAACAGGAGACATATATTCCTGTATCTCACCTGGACTTATAGGTTTAGTTTTAGCTGGTTGGTTTTTCTTCCAATCGCCATAACCTTTCATAACTGCGCTACCGCCAGCTATAACAGCCATCGTCACTGGGTCCATTAATACCTCTCTTTAAGTATAGTATACATCATTATAATATAATCATTTTTTTTATAAAAAACCAACTAATTAGTAGTTCCCGTTAAAGAAAATTGAATATTAAAATTCGGAAGAGCTGTGCTTCCAGCAGAAACTGTCCCTGTCATTATTTTTAAAGCTGGTACAATAATATCCCCAGCTCTAAAATCATTATAAACAAATGGCGTATTTGCGCTTGTAATATTTCCAGATTTATGGTTAAATTCTTGAGGCCACATGCCATTGAGTCCATAAGCAAATCCTACTGGGTCGCACGCATAAAATCTCCAATTTTCATCAGTCCAATAAGAATTTTGGCCATAACCTCTCCCAGAATCGGGCCACTCCGGAGTAAAATGAAGTATTATTATCTCAACTCCTATAAGATTAGGAAATGTCCATGCGCCAGTATTAGCACCGCCAGAAAATACTTGTATACTTGCTGTAAGATATTCAAAATCTTGTATTATAGGAATACTGTGAAAACCATTAAGCTGCTGAATAGCTGTAGCTTCGCCTACATTGTCTATCCGCAACTCCATGTATTCATCTCCAGCATTCCACTCCCATTCAGTAGTCGGGCTGCCATTAACATCCATCGAATTTAACTTACCATGCCTTGCGTCTATTAATTGTTGGTCGAATGCATAGAAAGCAGTTGTATGGGAGTCCATATCTGTCAATCCACCAGATGCACTGTAACCTCGAGGCGGTATTAAACTTATAACATTAGCCCCTACTCCCCCTCCACTAGCAGTTGCCCAAGTTCCATCATCTTTTAAAAATTTACCTACAGGTGAAGTTTCAACTCCAGGAACAAGCCCTGGCTCTGTTTCACCTGCAAATGCTTTAGATATATTAGAAGTGCCATTATTGCTAATATATTTTAAATTATCATCAGCATCCGCATATACTATACCACCTGCATCATCTCCTGGAGCTGATGGAGCAGAACTATTATTTGATTTTAAATGTAAATATTTATTAGTACCATCTATTGTTATATTTCCACTTGTAATACTGCCGAATTGCACATTACTTGTTGTCTCTAAACTTTGATTTAAAGATACAGTCCCGTCTGATATTAAAGTACCTGCTTGAATATAAATAGAACCGCCAGGATTAATTGTTATATCTCCACCTAGATTCAATTCTCTATCAGCGCCACTTAAAGCAATCTCTAGTTTTGTAACTCCAGAAACTCCAGTATCTATCTCAATTTGCGCTCTATTGGGTGAACCAGCTGGCTTTATAAATAATTGGCTAAATTGTCCAACTCCCGGGGTAAATACACCAATATCTACTTCATTAATATTACCTGCATTCATATTTCCTTCGAAAGTTCCAAAAGTATTATGAATATCTGTAGAAGTAATCCCAGCTGATGCTGTTACTGGTTGATTTAAAGTTATTGCATTGTATTTCAATGAGCAAATATTAGTTGAAATAGAGGTATCTGTTCCTGACGCAAACTCAAACCCGTCTCCTGCTGATATTTGCTGTAAATTGTGAGTATACCCCTGCGTTATAGCTCGATAAGCAATTCTCGAATAACCACTATAGGCATCAGGAGCTGTTAGTTCAAAGTAAGTAATACCAGTCGTATAATATCTTTTTAACTTAAATAAATCAGTATAAGTATCTCCTGCCGCATCTCCCCCGTTATCAGCCGTCTTAGCGTCAATCTGAAATGTATTATATCCCGTAAAATCCTCACTACCTACCCTCCAAGTGTCCGTTACATCTGTTCCTTGGTCACTTGAAAAATACATAAATGCGGGGTCCTCGTCATTAGCTCCATAAATTTCTAATTTCCCAAATTGATATAAAGTATTTGAATCAAATATAGTTGGGTCAATAGTATCTACAAAAGCTAAAGCACCTAATGCAGTTGCTCCAGTACCACCATCAGCTTGCGCTAAAGGAGTCGTTAATTTTAATGCTCCATCACTATTAACAAATACTGGAGTTGTTGTAGCACTATCTGCAGTTCTTTTAACTTCAAGTAAATTTGCAGTAGTATCATTTATAGGGTCTATTGTAAATGGGACATCGCCTACAACGCTATTTTCTACTCTAAATAAATTGGTAGATGAACCAACAAACCTACCCTTAACTTGCACTATACCATCAGACCCTGGGTCTAATACAATCAATCCATCTTGGTCTGCCCCTTCATTATGGCAAGCAATCTCTAATTTAGGTAATCCAGTCGTATGTGTAAAATTAAATTTGGCAGATACCTGGTCTGTCCCTATAATATCTCCAGAATGCGTTAATTTTATATGACTAGTACGACCATTTGGGTCAGTATCTAAAGCGCCTTTTATATGTAAATACGAATCATAATTATCAAATCCTGCGCCTATACCAACTTTTCCATCATCTGTAATCCTAAAAACATCAGCTCCAGCATCGTAATTAGAAATAGCTCCCTCTGAAACACTAGCATTTGATGCATAAAAATTTAAACCACCTACTCTAGCATTTCCTGTACCATCATCTGGAGTACTAGCTCTAAACCTTAAACCTCTATATCCTTGAGAAGTATTGGAATGTGCAATATGAGCTACACCATTTGCGTTAGCCTTCATATTATGGCCAATTAATCCATCCCAACTAGCTTCTCCAACACTATCCGAATCTGTCATTCCAAT